CGAAAACTTTTGGTCGTTGGTAAGTTGTTAGCGTCCATGTTTATCACGTACAAGGCTTCAAGTGCCATTTGGCGTCACTGTACCAAGCCCATCACCAAGAAGAAATCCATTTCAGAACCTTCATGTAAGGCGACTGAATGGGATGTTGAATCCGTTGAGGAATTTGATGAGCAGGGTAACGTGATGGGCACGACGGAAGAACAGTTGGCAAAGGAAACCTCACAGAATGTGTGGTACAATTCAACACTTGAAATGTGCCGTTTTGATGTACCGCTTGCTTCACAAAGTTTGTGTAAGGCGACACCAGAATATATCCGTAGTGCCTTTTCGGCTAATTGCGTGCGATTGGTCTTGAAGGGGTGCAACAGTGGTATTACTGTGCGCACATGCGGCACTTTTGTAAAAGGGCAATGGCTGCTCTTGAACAAACATATTGTGGATTGGACAAAAGATACTCGGGTTGAAATGCAAATTGTAACTGGACCCACATCGCAAGGCTTGACACCAAATGTGACCTTTTATTTCGATGTTTCGGAATTCAAGATCAACGCGGAACGTGATATTGCCTTGATCAACGTACGTGGGTACCCACCAGTCAAAGACATCCTCAAATTCTGGGGAACCCAGGCGATAACAGCTACGAACATTGTGAGTGTACGTCGTGAATTCGACGGTACAGTGTCTAAGATCGAAATGTTTGGTGGTGCCTACAACGACGACTTTCCTGTCACAACGTTGGACCGCAAAATGCCGATCTATTTCGGTCAATCTGCTATTGACACCAAGACTGGTGATTGTGGATCACTGGCTGTTGCCAAAACGCCTATGGGACCAGTGATTGTGGGCCAGCATATGCTGGGCCATAACACAACTGCTGGGTTCGTGTGCATCTTGCGCAGTGATATCGAGAAGTTCATTGGTGATGACAAAATTGTTGTTGCTGGAACCCCACCACGGATGAGTCTGAATGGCGACATTCAGCTTAGTCCACCACACCATCGTTCACTCCTTAGGTACATGGATCAAGGTACAGTTCGAGTGTATGGCAGCTTGCCAGGATTTCGAGCGAAACCTAAAAGTAGAGTTTGTACCACACCACTGCAACCAC